TTCTTTTATCCAGACAAAATCTGGTTGAAATCCAACACCCGTTATTGACCTATCAGTACCACCATTACCCGTATATAAAACAGTATTAAAATATTGACTACCATCATCAATAGTAGGGGATAAGGCAGTTGCTAAATTAGCTGAACATAAACTTAAGTACCCTGTTGGAGGTGCGTATTCAAAGTTTCCGTATCCGTTTCCGTCACTGTTGCCAGATGAGATTGAGAATGGTGCATTACCAAAATTAGCTGAAATAGAATCACTTGTATTATAACATTGACCTTGAGCAAACCAAGTTTGATTATTAACAAATCCTGTTGTGACTGCACCTGTTTTAGAAGCACCACTTGTAGGGTCGCCAGAATTTACATAAGTTCCATTAACACTGAAATAAATTGCATCATTATCAAAATCTACTGCTACACCAATAATATCACTCACACTATGACCACCAAAAGAACTTGAATTTGAAAATCCCCCAATGTGTGACCAATAAACAGTTCCGTCACCACCATAAAAAGAAATACCATAACTAGATGCAGTTGCATCTTGCTGACCTAATAAATTTCCATAAGTGTTATCTTGATACTGAGTATTACTATCTGCAACAATACCATAGGAAGGGTCAATACTTCCATTTTGACTATCTACTTTATATTCCCAATACCATTTCCCTGTGTTCATTCCTATTGTTGAATATGATGATTGCCAAGGGTTAGCAGTTGTGTTGTTTGTTAATTTACAATTACCTTCAGATAAAACTGCATTTGTAGAACTTCTTTGTAGTGGATTTAAAGTAGCAAAGTTATTAGTCGGTGTATCCGTGGTAACATCCGTTGTTCCAGATAAATTCGTTGGAGTAAATGTGTTATCATTCCCTGAACTATCCTCACCAAGATTTCCTGTGTTGTTAAATTTTAAATAAAAACCATTAGTGCCGTATGTCCCTGCATATTGTTTGGGTTTCCATACACCACTATCTTCATCAAATTCACCGAAGTCAGTAGGGGATAATGATTGTCCTTCAACCATATGTACTTCTGCCATATAACCATACCAATAATCTGCAGGTGTCCTTGCATCGGAACCTATTCTAAGAGTGCCACCATTATTTAAATCAGTATCAAAATTTTGACTACCTACTGTATTAGTATTAAAGGAAGTAACTTGTGTTCCATTAATATACATTCTTACTCTATCAGAACTTGTAGATTGTGTTGTATCTACTCGCATTACTAAATGATACCATGCTGAAGCATCTCTTAATAAATTAGAACTATCTATTCTATATTGAGAAGTTGAGCCATCCCAAAAATCTACTACTAATTCTGAGTTTTGAATTTTAAATTCTGTATTACTATTACCACCATCCGCACAAGAAAATATAAAAATAGTATCATTTTTAACTTCTCCTAATTTAACCCAAGAACTAAAAGTAAAAGTTCTTCTGTTTCCTCCACTTCCTTGGATTATTTGTAAATAAGGAGAATCATCACCATTAAATCTTAATGAATTATCAATCTGATAAGTACTAGGAATATTCGATCCAACAACAGGAAAAGTCATTACAGCTCCTCTCGTTTAATCATTATCTTTGCGTCTCGGATTCCTTGCTTTGCCATGTCCATTGCATCTTTCGCCATCTTACGTTCACGCTCTAGGTCTGTGTTTTCATCATTGATCATGACTTTCGCTTCTTCCAATGTCATTTCATCAGAATGTTTCTTGGCATCTAAAGCCAGTCTTGCTTTGCGCAATTCTAAATCTTGGCGTTGTAATTCAATCTGCTGTTCGGATGTATCTTTCTTTTCACCAGACATAATCTTTTGTTTCTCTTCATCTAACTTCATAATAGAATCTGAAGCATTAGCAGTTAACAGTGCAATTTGATTTTCCATTTCAGGTGGAAGCGGTTGCCCAGACATCATCGCTTGTACGATTTGCGGGTCACCAATCATTTGCGCTACTTCACTTCTGTACTTCATTGCTAAGTGATCTTGAATGTGGGAAGCCAGTGTCTGCACCATCACGACATTTTCTTTGTATGCAGGATTCTGCATCATCGAAGCGTGGGCTACAATATGTGCGTCATGGTTTTGATCGGGTCTAGGTTGGATGGGGGCACCTTTCATTGCTGCCATGTTTTCTGTCACAGGGTCAGCGGAGATCGGTTGTTGTTGTTGCTTCAAATATCTTTGAGGCTCATCAATACCCATCGCGGCAAACAGTTCCATTCCAATCTGCTCCATGTTGTATGCGTTAGGATTCTGTTGTGCAATCTGCATGATCGCATTAATCTTTGCAATACGGTGTGCCTCAGTCGGCATGTTCGGATCAGAGACAGGAAGAACGTCAATTGATTTTAAATTAAAATCATTTTTGAAAACTTGCTGTGCACCACCTGCGACCTCATACGGGTACAGATCAGGAAGATACTCAAAATCTAATCTCGCTAAGATTCGCAGGTCTTTGGATTGGGCGTTATGCAGACGCTTGTGCACAGCGCTGAACAACTTAGAACTTTGCTCAAGCAAAGCCATAGTTGTACCAACAGGTCCGTAGTTTGACGCTTGGTCTACTATGTTGTCGGTCGAGTCAGCAAACTCTTTTGCAGCATTCACCACATACTGCATTAAATTAAATAAAGTTCCTGAAGGTTCTTTGAATGGTAAAGGTTGTAATGATTTACCTAAGTCACCCGCAGGACTATTAACTTCTCTCCACTCACCAGGAGCGATTGGCTCGTCTGGTGCTAACACTCGTAGTCCGTGTGCTTTGAATCCGCCAGGTAAATTTGCAAAGGTACCTGCATCTACTAATTGTCTCATAGATGATGTTGCGGTTTTGGTTAAGCCTCCAATCAAGTGTAAGTATCCATAACCATAGAATCCTAAACCAGGAATCATGTAGTAATGGGTGAAGTATAATTTCTTTTCTTTTTTAAAATCCTCAGCATTCCAGTTTCGGCGGATAGCAAGAATCTTTCCTTCATCAGTCATATGGACAATGTAAGGAAGTTTTAATCCATCGGGATCTTCAAAACCTGGTAAGTCTAAGTTCACGTGCATCTCTAAAATTTCTACACGGTCTGTATCACCATAAGGTTTAGTGACACCTAAGATTTCATCAGATGCTTCTTGAGCAGCTGTTTCGTCTAAATAACTTTCATTAACATCTATATCTGCAAAGGTTCCTGCCATCTGAAACTTTTTGATTTGATTCATAGACATAGAATACTTGTGAGTGAATCGTTCTGCTGTTTCTAAATCGGATGCATAGTAGTCAATATAAAAATCTTGCGCTTTAACGTATTCAGTTCTAGGTCTTTGTAAACTAACATCCCAATATGTTTTCTTAAAGGCAGAACCATACAGTGCTACATAAAATAATAAACGGTCAAGCTCAGGACCGTACTCAGGCATTTGAACTTGTGTTTGATAATTCATAAAGTGACGCACACGATTTGCTTGTTCCATTTTCTGTTGAGTTTGTAAACCAACAATTCGTGTACGCACTGGACCTTCAGTGGGAAATAATTCTTTGTATGCTTTTGCTTGGAACTTTACAACTGCTTGAGATAGAACAGGATGAGAAGATGCACAAGCACCAGGGAAGGGCTCATCACTTTGCTCTGCTTTAAAACCAAGAAGGTCTACACCTTCTTCTGCTATGGAATCATATTCATCACGTGATTGTTTATCACGCTCAAAAGATTCTTGTAACTCATTACCAATAGCACTCAGCTCTTGGTCATCAATAAAATCTACAAGGTTCGCGTCGTGTTGCATTGCATCTGGGCTCATCTCCATTTCATCAAAGAGACCCATTGCTTCTGCTTCTTCTTGCAAAGCTTTATCTTCTAATGTAATTTCCGCGCCACCGTCTGGTGTCACCATTACATCAGTATCTTGCCCTGGACTTTCGGGTAATTCTTCAAAGAGAGATAGTTCCTCTCCCTCTGGTATATCAAAATTTTTTTCTACTGCCATAAATCAATCCTTAATAATAACGTCTGCGTTTTCTATTATACACTGATGACTCGTCTAAGTCAAGCCATGAATTATCACTATGTTCCAAATAGCCA